GCAATTACTGGTTGTATATTAGAATGAGCTAAATTATTTCCAGTATTCTCAATAGTTACTTTAGTTTCAATACTTAAACTAGTATCTCCTGTTAGAGGACCACTACCTGCACCATTAACACTTGTATTAATGTGCGTACCTGGAAGATTTGTTCCACTATAACTTTGCACAGAATGATTATGAGGATTAGGATTTATAGTAGAAACAGCACTAGCTTTATGACTATGTGTTGGAAGTTGAGAAGCACTTAAAGTAATATTATTCTTTCCTGCTACTCCCTGAAGTGGATATGTAGGATTTCCTACAATTGCTGGATCTACATCAGGACTAAAAGCAGGACCACCAACACCTACAGTAGCACCTACACTAACTCTTCCTCTTTTATCAGGAGTATTATTATTACCATTACAAAGAAAAATATTAGCCCAATCACCAATACCTGCACCTGTTACATCAAATTTACCTGTAAGTGGACCATAATATTCCATAGCCACATAAGGTATCATTTTATTACATAAAAGTGAAGAAGTATCTTCTAAATGAGCGTCTATTAATCCATCTAAATCATCCTTCTTTATGTAACTAGTAGATAAATCTAATAGAAGAGCATTATATGCTTCTATAGAGGAGCACATACTATTAATAAGAATCTGAACAATATCATGAGTAGTTAATTCATCAGGATTTCCTTCTATACAATTTAAAGTATAGGGAAGTTTATCAGTTTCTCCTTGCTGAATTAAATTTTCTACATCAGTATTTATACTACAGATAGTTTCAGCAAGAGCATTTAATACCTGCATTAAAGTAACCTCAGAAGTATCTTCAGGAAGATTAGCTGAAATTATACCACAGAAATCAACATTTAACTTAATACCACTTCCATTTAATGTAGAAATAAGAAACTCTGTTATTATCTCTTCCACATGTAAAAGAGTATCTCCGTTGAGAATTCCTAATTCAGGTATATCCTCTCCTGTATATTTGATACATTTATCAGAAAGAATATCTGTACAGCCGTTAAAGCAGTTTGTGCAGCTCATTACTTAAATTTTAAAAGTTTAACTTTACTGGCAATCATTTCTATTGTATACTCCTGAGCATAGTCAGAATTACATACCTTGTATGTGAGAATTCTTTTGTAATGCAATAGATCATTCATTGTCTCATTTGGAATATTATTATTTAAAGCAAATATGACATTATTATAAAGATCTTTTGCTATACAAGTTATTTTATCATCAATGTCCTTTAATAAATTAAGAACATTAGCACATTCAACACAATTTGTTAATCTAGGAGATAACATGATATTTTATTTTTGAGGTTGTTCTTGTTTTACACAAGCAGGACAAAGACCATTAACTAGTTGACAGCCACATCCTACATGAGTACCACATTTTTTACACGTTGCCATATTAATAATTTGTATGATAGTTATTACCTGAATTAATATAATTTGAATTTCTAAAACTATTAAGCATTTTATCTGCTTTAGTATAGAGTTTAGTAGCTTCATCTACAGCACAATTATTTGCTGCAGCAATTGCTCCTTGTATAAAGAAATAAATGGTGGACAAATCTACTTTAACTTGTGTTTTAATAGCTCTATCACATTCCATCATATCTATCTTCATAAAAGCATTATCAAACTTCTCCTGAAGTCTATCAATACGTATAATAGACTTTTCTACAAAATTATCAAATGCTGGAGCTACTGAATATCTTAAATAGTATACACCATCAGGAAGAGGAAGATCTTCTTCTCCTACTTCTGTTAATCCTAATGTACTGGAAGTATAAATAGTAAAATCATTAACTCCAAAAGGAAGTACCATTTTAGCAAATCCTGGAATAGTTATTTCAATAGTTGGTGCTGAAACATCAGGAGGATCTGTTGGGTATAAAGAAGCATCAGCTATTCCTAATGTCTTAGTATTATAAGTAGGAATTACTAGTATATCTAATTTTAGTATATCTGACATTTGTTTTAAATAAAATGTGCCAGAGGATCCTGAGATTCCTCATTTCCTCTGGCACAGGTTTATAAATTAAAACTATCTCTTACGAGTGACTAGTTGTAGTAGTTGTAGTAGGAGTAGCTGTGGTAGTACTTGTAGTTGTAATACAAGTAAGATCACTGGTAACAGCACCCAAAGCTGCAACTAGTGCAGTATTAAGAGCAGTAGCATAAGCACTTCCAGCAATAACAGCTATGATAACTGTTTCATCTTCATCAACTTTAGAATCCCAAACTTTGGTAGTTCCTAATTCATTGAATTTGATGTAATAAGTATCATAGATACTTCCATCATTAACCCATGATTCAAGAGCATTATAACCATTCTGTCTGAAGAGATGTTTCTGATAAGCAGTCTGATAACTGTAATAATTCTTTTCCATTTGTTTGATCTCAACAGCAGTTCCTTTTGGATAATTTGCTGTTTGAGTAATGGTAGCAGTAGCAACATGATCACAAGAATCATCTACAATAAAATCTACTGTAGTAGCAGGACCTTTGTATACAAAAGCTCTGAATGTCATTCTATCATATTCAAATGGGAAAGCAGCAACATCACATGGATTACCATATACTGTCAGAGGTTTACCACTAACACGAAGAATGGCAGTAGCTCCTGTTCCAATTCTTTCAAAATTAAAGAATTTACCTAAGAAGATATTGTCAGGATTAATACCTGGAGCATTTTGAGTAAGTTTTACAATTACTGCATCAATTAATGCAGGAACATCAACTGTATCACATGGATCCCCACCACAATCACAGCAAGGAGCTTTAACAGTTACTGAACGTGTAAGACCATTAAAATAAAGAGTATTGATATAATTGGAGAAAGCACGAAGGGTTAAGGTAACATCTTCACCACATTTTACATTCCAACCATTAATATCAATAATCTGATTAACAGCAGTTGCACATCCTGGTATTTTATACCATTCTGTTACATTTAAACCACTCTTAATCTTATCAGATTTCTTGCTACCCATAAGATAGGTATTTTGTCTACCTTGAGCAACATAGAAATGAGGAGCAGCAGCAATATTACCTGCTGTAGCTACAGTGTGGTCATTTCTAAATAAACCAACATTACCTGCAGCTAAATCCTGAGTAGAACCAGAGCTAGGGAGTGCAGTTTGCCCTACTGGAACTACAAATAGCGTAGTCAACGAAAAATCAGCCATTTTGTTTATATATTAAATTAATAAAAAAATCATTCATTTATTTGGACATTTCTAGCAGCAGACATATTCTCAGTATACTTTGCTAATTTTTGGACTGTCAAGTCTACTAATTCATCTTCCATATATAGACTTAATTCACAATCTTGATTAACTGAAGTTTTACCATCTAGTTTTATATATCCTACTTTGTCAATATATTTTGGATATCTTAAATAAGAAAGATATAACATCTTAGGTGTAAAAGTTCCATCTGTGTAAATTGCTATCTCATCAGAAGAGACCATATTAAAAGTTTCCTGATATTCAAAGGAAGGTTTATAATGATCATTATTAAGAAGCATACTTAAATCTCCATGTGCTGTTAGATCTTTATTAATAAAAATCTTTCTATTCTTACATCTTCCTTTGTCGGCTATTAAATAACTATCAACATAAAACATATAAGAAGGAGATAGAGGAGCTAGATCAGATGCCCATTTATGTAGTTGTGTATCAGTTTCTGTCATTCTTAGTGGATGTTCTTCAGGCCATTCTATAAGTTTTTGTAAATCCTCATAGACCTTTTTAGTAGCATCCATTTTATCCATTTTCTGCTTAATCAATATAATCTGACACTCATTTAAAACTAAAAGCTTATCTTCCAGTTGAATCTGTTGATGTTCATTAGTAGATAGCTTATTTAGTTTTTGATCTATTTTGTATAATAAACTATCTACTTGTATCATATGGCAGCGAGTTTTTTGATTTTAAGTTTTCCTTCCAAAGTTAATAATTCATCTTGATTATCATCGTTTATTAGGAATTTAATTAATTCATCTTCATCCTTAGCAATTTCAAATTCTCCTTCATAGACAGCACCACTTGCTTTTATTCTATAAATGGAATGAGTAAGAGCTTGTTTTACCAAATCCTTTATATGGAGTAAGTTTTCTTTCATATCAGCAAATCTTGTAAAGACTTCTATTGTAGACTTTCCTTGATATTTGCCACTCTTGAATTCAGTCTCTTTCAGTAAATTATCTACTAAGTTATAAACTACATCTTCCTTGGAATCTTCTGTAACTGGCAATCCTAAAAGTCTTGCAACCTTACGTCTTTTCTCAGGAGTCATATTATCAAATTTAGCAATAGCCTTATTTGTTAATATTTTCTTATTGTAAACAATCTTATTTTCTCTCTCATCATCAACAACATAAAACTGTGTGTCTGCAGGATATTCTCCATTTTCATAAGCTTGTAAACTAGAAGCAATTGTAGGATGAACTCTTAACCATGCAAAAGATAATTCTTGAAAAGCAATACTTAGATCAAATAAATTATCTCCATCCATTAACTTTACTGGTTGAACATGAAGATCATCATTATTAGATGTTGATAACGCATAATTCCAGAAATGTGATCTTGGTCCTAAATCAATATCTCCTAAAGCAGCTTGAAGTTTTTTCTTTAATCCAATAACTCTTTCAATTTCTATAGCCTTTGCTTCAGGATCAGATATCCTTTCAATATATTTAGCCTTTGGATCTAATCCTGTTCTGTATTGATTATCCAATTCTTTAAAAGGAAATCTAAAAACTCCTGTACCAGGAACCCTTGTCATACCTTTTTGTGCAAGACTATTTTGCATTGTCTGTAACTGAGAGTGATTGCTAACATCTTTTGGAATCACTGAAATTTTTCCGATCTTACCCATAATGTAGTTATTTTTATTGGTTTTATTTTGTAGGATGTTTGAATCGAATCATTGGCAATTAACTATTTCTACTTAATCCCCATCCTTATTCTCCTTTAGAATTCCCTCCCTAATTGCTTAGGGAAGGGAAATTCTTGGCAGGAGAAGAGAACATATTTTCTTAGAACTGTGGAATTTCTTCAATCAAAACAGTTCTGGATAAATCTTCGATGAATAAATCACAACGATCTTCCATCCAAATTTGATACCCTGGGAATTTGTTAGCAGAGTTCATACCCTGGCTTTTTGCAAAACCTAAGTGAGAACGTCTACCATCAATATAACCCCAAGTCATAGAAGGAGCACCCTCCATACGAACTTCACGCATGTTGTTAATCATAGAGCCATCACTCATTGGACTAACATCAAATACCATGAAGACAGGAGTAGATTTTTTATTCTGACCAAATTCCAGATTACTCTGAGGAAGAT